ATTTTTACCAGCAATCTTAAGTACCAGATCATGCTGGATTCTGTACAAGGGCGCGGTCCTGGGATGGCTTTTATCCCATACTGCTCACTACCTGAGTTAGAAGCATGTATGGAAGTCTGGGGGTTCATGGAAATGATCCACAGTCGCTCCTACACCCATATTATCAAGAATGTCTATGCAGACCCTTCAGATGTGTTTGACCACATTCTGACTGATGATCGTATTGTAGAACGTGCTGCCAGTGTTACTGAAGCATACAATGAGTTTATTAATGCCGCCCATCAATGGGATAATAGCAGTGACTGGAAGCACGCATTGGAAGATGTCCCTTACGCACTAGAATCAAGGTATGAACTCAAGCGCAAACTCTTCAGAGCAGTTGCAAACGTTAATATTCTTGAAGGTATTCGCTTCTACGTATCCTTTGCTTGCAGCTTTGCGTTTGGCGAACTCAAACTTATGGAAGGAAGTGCCAAAATCATTTCCTTGATTGCTCGCGATGAGAATCAGCATCTTGCCATTACTCAGAACATTCTGAACAAATGGAAGAATGGTGATGACCCTGAGATGCAGCAGATCTTCAAAGAAGAAGAACAGTGGTTGATTAGCACCTTTGAAAACTGTGTTAATCAAGAAAAACTTTGGGCAGAATATCTGTTCAAAGATGGATCTATGATTGGTCTTAATGACAAACTGTTACAACAGTATGTTGAATGGGTTGCTAATCGTAGAATGAAAGCAATCGGACTGAAACCAATCTATGACGTACCTGCAAAGAACAATCCACTTCCTTGGACAGAGCATTGGATCTCTTCTAAGGGTCTTCAGGTTGCCCCACAGGAAACCGAAGTTGAATCCTACATCGTTGGAGGAATCAAGCAAGACGTTAAAAAAGACTCCTTTGCAGGTTTCTCCCTCTGAGGAATATGAAGCGTTTCGTGAGGAAGCAATAAGAGCATTCCAAGAAGCAGCGAAACGCGATAATTTCTTATTTGGTGACTACGATGGATACGAAGCTTATAGGGAGGACTAAGGTCCTCTCTTTTTTTATAAATATCCATATAGGAAAGTTGTGTTCGTCAGATGAAGTCGTTCCAAAGTTTTATTAGTGAAGAAAAGAAGAGACCTACAAGAGTTACACCTAATCCTTCGGGTATGACTATCACCAATATGGCTGGTGGTAATGTTACTGATGAGCAGAAATTTGCTCAACTTGAAAAACTTGCCAAGGATAAATCTTCAAAAAGTGTTGCAGCGGCAGATGATGTTTCTCCACAGATGAGAACTCAAGCAGCAGATGCTTCTGCTAGAGCAAAAAATACAGGACCTGCAAAAAAAATAAAACTTGGTGCTACCACGAAGGGTGGTGAAGTTAAAACTTATAGATTAGGACAATCCGGTCAACCATCAAAAGAAGCAGCTAGAACTCTGCAGAGAATGACGACTGCAGATCCAACGACTACAGCAAGACTGCAAGCAAACCTGAGGAAATCTGATACTGCAAAACCAGCACCAACTAGAAGAGCACGTTTGTCTGCGGCATCAGATAGAGTTATTAGAAATATCAGAGGTGACGCTAGAGGAACGGCAGCAAGAATGTCTGCTGCTGTTGATAAAACAAGAGCTGCTGATAAAGCACTTGCTGATAAAGCTACTGAAGCTCTCAAGCAGATTAGAGCGGACTCAAAACCACCAACTACATCACAACTTATAAAACAAACTCAACAAAAACTACCAACTGCACCTAAACCATCATCTGTACCTAAACCACCAACTGCAACAAAACCTACACTACCTACTTTTGCTTCTAAAGGACAAACTGCTCTACCTGGAGTAGAAACACCAAGACCTGGTGTTAGGACTTATAGAGGTTCGGGGGCACTGGTTAATAAACCGGCTCCCGTAACAGCAGCAGATGTTACTAGAACCACTAGACGTGCTATTACAAATACTGCAAGAAGAGCTACAGTTGATGCTGCTAGAAAACTCAATACTGGTCTTAGAGTTGCTGGTGTTGTAGGTGCTGGTCTTGAAGCAGCAGGTGAGTATAAGCGTCGTAAAGACATGGGGCAAGATACAGCAACAGCAGCAGCGGGAAGTGGTACAAGAGCTGTTGGTGGAGCTGTTGGGGCAAAACTAGCAGCAGGAACCGCTGCTAAGGTTCTATCTCCTTTAGCAGTTGCTCCATTCCCTGGTGCTAGACCTCTGTATGCTTTGGGAGTCGGTGCTGCTGGAATTGCTGGTTATACGGGTGGTGCTGACGCTGCTACAAAAGGATTTGATTACGTTAAGAAAAACTTTAAAGGTTTCCAAGATAAGGCAAACAAGGCATATCAAAGACTCCTTCTTCCTCAGTATAGAACTAAAACTGAAGAGTTTGTTCCCGAAGAGGCAGAATTTACTGTAGAGTTTGTTCAGAGATTAAAAGATTTTTCTCGTCCAGTTACAAATAATCCTGTTGTCAAAGCAGTTACCAATAATCCTGTTGCAAGAGGTGTTGGAAGAGTTCTTGGTGGTGCAGAAAAATTATATTTGGGTGGAGCACGACTCGGTGCTTTATACAATTTGGCTAGTCCTGAAACGAGACCATCCCAAAAAGTTAATGCTGCTATCACTGCTTTCGCTCCCCCAGGAGTTGCTCACGTTAGCACTGCATTATCTCCTTCGGTTGATAATAGTAAGTTCCTTCGTAAAAATATTGATGAACCTATTATGAGAACTGACAAAAAAATTGATAAAGCAGTTGGTCAACATTCCAAACCTGGTTCTGGTAAGACTCCAAATTACGCAAGATTATACCGCGATATGCAGAAACGCGGTATGCCGATGTTCTGATTATAAATACAAATATCTAAAACTATAGAAGAAAGATGTCTTCATTATCAGGAAAGCAGGTTGGTGAAATCAAAAATTTATATGAGTCTATCTACACCGAAGAAACAGTAGATGAAACTGTAGAAGTTTCTTATGATGAGTATTCTGATGAAGAACTTCTTGGACTCTTTGTTGAGGAGGTCGCAACTGAAATTCTTGCTACTCTTTATGAGAATGACTGTCTTTCTGAAAATTATGTTATAAGTGAAGGAGGGAGAGGTTTCTTTGGTATAGATCTTTTGACACCTCTTAGCAAACTTACTGGATATGGAAGAGGTGTAAGGAGAGCTACTAGAGATGAAATTAAAAAAGGAGTGAGAGGACAGCAGATTAATACATATCCAAATAAAGTAGATGTTAGAGGGCGTGAGACACCCGGTGGAATAGTTGGAAATACTAGAAGAACAATTTCCAATTTGGTTCTTGGTGGACTTACAACTGAACTTGGAAGAACACCTATGGGACAATCTTTATTAAAGAGACTTGGTGGAGCAGTACAAGGTGCTGGTCAAGGATTCATGAAGGATCCTAAACCCGAGACTAAAACTAAACCAGATGATAGTTGGTTGGACAATTATAGATCTAAGTGATTATTATCTAGGTATTATAACACATGGATTATTCAAGAAAAGACGGTAAACCTGGATTTACTACAAGAAATAAAGATGGGTCTACAACATTCATCTCCCTTGAAGACCTAGAAAGAGAGGGTAAGAAAGAGCAGTTTCTCAAAGACCTTGAAAAAAATACTGGAAAAACTTTTCAGCAGTGGGAAGACAGTTGGTTAAAGAGGCGTGGTGAAGAACAATTAAAACGTGATGCAGAGAAACTTAAGGCTCAATCGCAAGCACAACAACCACAACCACAAAATCCAACACCTATAAAAGTAGAACCCTTCGATCCAAAATCTCAAGATCAAACACCACCAACCACTACTCCTCCTACTGCTCCTACTCCAGCAAAGACTTATAAAGTTGATGGAGAGGATCTGACGGCGGATGATATTAAGAAGAAATATGACAAACTTCGTTATAATGATGATGGCACATTAAAGCCTCTTAAAGATTTAGGAGATGCTTCAGGATTTGGTGATCGTGCTAACAGAGCAGTATTTCCAAATCAAAGAGTTACTAGAAGAATGCAACAGCAAACTCCTAGTAATGCAGCAACAGGTGGTGTAAATCCTAGAGCAGGATCTTATGCTGCTTATCAAAATAATGTATTGAAACAACTTGGATCTGATTATGGAAGACTGCCTCAAAACACTATCAAACCCGTCGCAAAGAGAACTATGAAGCAAGAAGCATACGATTTAGTTTTAGACTACCTCCTCTCTGAGGGGCACGTAGACACCGTAGAAGAGGCGCATTACGTCATGCTCCAGATGACCTCTGAGCACGTCCAGCAGGTCATAGAGGAGAGAACTGCCGCCGATCCTAAAATGAAGGCAAGGATGGGACACTCTAATCCAGCAATCAACGGTAAACCAGTTTTATACCCTAAAGGACATCCTGAAGAAGGCAAACCTATGTCTTTCAATAAGGCAGAAACTGATGGTGTAAACATTTATAGAAAGGCAAGCGAAAAGGCTGGTAGAAAGATTTACGCCGACGAACCACTGCCTAAGAAATGAAGACGTATAAGGAATTCTCTGAACACCTTTACTCTGAAGGTTTCATGGATTGGTGGAACAAGGGCAAAAATGTCCGTGTTCCTAATGAGAATCAAGCGTCATGGAAAGACTTGATGAAGGATGATGTGAAGCAACTCACACGCTCTGATAAGTCTTTCAAGGCAGGTGATAAGGGTATAAGAGGACTGAGACCTCTCAAGGCATTCACACCCAGAATGATTAGGACTGGACCCACTCCAGCAGTCCGTCAGGCGGTAGAGAGACCTTTGAGAAGTGCCAAAAAAGTTTTACAGATAGGTGGTGCCATTGGTACAGCTTTACTAGGACTTGACAAATTCAAGTAACGTCAATAGACTAGGTTTGTCCCGGTTAAAGATAAATAATAGCTTAATATTATAAATATAGTATGAGCTATGAGAATCCCTGGTATTTTAAGGGAACACCTTTTTTATCTGAGGATATTGACGATAACTTCGGTTTTGTCTATCTTATTACAAATACACGATCGGGTAAAAGGTACATCGGTAGAAAGTACTTCTGGTCATTCAGAAAACCACCTGGTAAAAAAAGGAGAGTAAAGCAGGAATCTGATTGGCAAAAGTATTACGGTTCTTGTCCGGAATTAAAAGAAGATCTCAAACTATACGGCAAAGAGATTTTCAATAGAGAAATTTTAAGTCTTCACGATACGAAGGGTAACTGTAACTACGAAGAGACAAAGCAGTTATTCTTAAATAATGTCTTAAGCGAGGCTCTTGACGATGGGTCTCCCGCATACTATAATTCCAACATTCTAGGGCGTTACATGCGTAAGGACTATGGTAACTTTGGAAGAGACATGTCTAAAGACGACTGACTGGGCAATAGATCGTATACATACTCTCTGTGAATCAAATACCTTCACAAGCATTGATGACGCCTTTGCAATTCAAGGTGAATTTTATGAGTGGTTGGACCCAAATTCTCTAACTCATGACATAATCTCACTAGAATACATAGGAGACAAGTATGACTACTAGTCACGGACCTTCTAAAGAATTCAAAGACAGGATTCTAAAAGAATGTAAGCGATTGACTTCAGAGGGCGAGCACATTGAAGCATCGCATCTCTTTAGAACTTACTTCCCTGATGAAAAAAAGTTGACTTATGATCATTGAATTATTACTAACATTAACTCCACTTGACTATCAGAACTTAGCAAAGGTTGTTCAGGTTGAAGCAGCACAAAATACGGCAGATGAATTCTGTGTTGCTGCGTCAGTATTGAACCGAGTAGCATCTGATAGATTCCCAAACACGGTTTCCGAAGTGGTCTATGCTCCAGGTCAGTACGAGGGCATATATACTAAGAAATCAATTGTTCCGAATCCAAAACTTGTAGAGAGGTTAAGCTCTGTACAGGGTAGGAATAGTATACTATTATGGTCAAAGGTTCTCAATGGTAGAACCGACTACAAAGGACAATCTATGTTGAGATATCGGGTTCCTTCCGAAGATCCGATGTGTCATCCCAAAGGAAACTTTTATCACTATTATTGGCAGTAATGAAATTTAGAGAACTACTTCGCGGCGCACAAGCAACAGTTGAAAAAATTCTTACTCCTAAGAAAGAAGAAAAGATTGAGTGTGCTATTGATGACGAAATAGTTGATTGTTCTGAAGTAGATTCAACTCCTTTTACTGGTATTCCTGCTCCTGCTTATCTTCCAGAGGATCCTTGGTTTGGACCAACTCCAACTCTTACTGAGAAGCAGAAGGATTACATGGCAGTTGAGATGGAGTGGAAAATTGAAGAAGAAAAAAAGCGTAAAGAGTCTGGTACAGAATCAGGCGACATTCATCAAAAGATGTATGAAATCGCAACACAAAATTGGAACACTGTCAGCGAAAGTCAAGGTGGTTCCGAAAACTTCCAGGAGGGACCTGGTGGTTGGCAATCTGGTAATGGATGGAATGCTTTTAAAAAATGACTGAAGACTGGAGATTTACTGACGAACGTATGCAGTTGAGAGCTGCTGTGTTTCGTGCTCTACAACATCACCTTGACGAGAACTGTAGAGCAGTATATGAATTTTGCCATGATTGGGTAAGTCAAGGTAATCAAGACACGACCAACGTTGAACTTTATTTTCAGGAGTACTTACGTGATGTTCACCAAGAAAATGTGTGGAAACTTGAAAGTTGCCTTAACCTCAATCCTACTGAGCAGTTGCTTCCTCGCACCGAGTTTGAGAGCGGAGACCAAGACGACTGATCCACTCAAAGAAAACGAGTACTTCACTCCTCACTCAATGGGATGCATGTTACTCAGGGA